GTCATTCCTTTGAAGTCAGTAGTCTTCTCTAATTGTGTTTTATAATCTTCTGTAAACCCGTCTAACTTAGTTTTTCGTTCTTCAAGTTTTTCTTTTTCAAACTCTAAACCTTTGTCATACTTGTCATTAACTATTTTTTGTGAGGCTGCATTCTCTTCTTCAAACTTTGCTCGTGCTTCATTGAATTCTATTGCATTAATTTTTCCACTTTCGTATGCCTTTTCGGCTGCACGGAATGTCTCTCTAGATTCTTTGGTTTCTTTTAGATATGCAGCTTGTTTGTTCTTTTCTATTTTATTAACAGTTTCTTGTGTTTTGTTAAATGACTGTTGTGCAATTCTCATTCCAGTAAAGTTGAAACCAGTTTTAACTCCGTCAACTTCCGTTGCAAAGTTCTTTTGCATCATTTCAGCTTCTTTTGCAGAGAGTTCTACACCACTCATATATTTGTCAACTATACCACTAAGACCCTTTAACTTCTTAGTTGCTAATGCACCCTTAAAGGTGTCTTTACTAGACGCTCTAAAGTCTGCAGTAATCTTTGCAATCTGAGGGGAAGCTTCTTCTAGACTATTAATAATCTTTTGAAATCCAGGCTTTAACTCGGAGTTAACGTCCCGTATTTCTTTTGCAAATTCCTTTCTCTGTTGCTCTATAGTTTTGTCATCAGCCATTTACGTTATGTCCTATTTTCCACCGAATGCTTTACCAGCTTCACTGATACCGAATGCACCAAGTGTCACTACCACAAATGATGTGTAGATTGTTTCTGAAACTTTTAAATCCATATCAAATAATAATGCAGTTAGTAGGTCTGTTATACCAAACACTACCATTAAAAAGAAAGATATAAAACCTATAATAGATTTCTCATTTATGTCATTGTCATCTAAAAACAAATCCATTACTTTTCTTTTAGGGGGTTCTAATCCAGCACGTGCCTTCTTAGCTTCCTCTTGCATTTCTTTAATGTTGTCTTCTTGTTCATCGAGTTTATCGATAAGAGCCATGTATTTCTCTAAGGAAATCTCTACTTCATTGGTTGACTTATCCTTTTCTTTATCACCCATAATACTATCCTTCTTGATTATCTACGAGACTTTGCGTTCTCCGCTTGTTGTCTCTGTTTTTCTTCTTCAAGATGTTGCATGAGAAGTTTAATGTAAATTTCTCTTTCCCAAGGAATCATATTATCTAATTCAGTTAATGAATACTTGTGGTGTTGCATTAACTGAAAGTTAGTGTTATAATGATTGAACACACTTTCATGAGAAAGAGCTATTAAAAAAAATTCTGTATTCCTTCTAGCTTCGTCTTGTTCTCTTCACTACAAGTTTTGCAATTCCACTCTACTGTTGCATTGAGTTTTGGTAATTTATCATACCAGTCACCTAACACTTCTAGTTGAGGGAAAGTCAATGATTCTACAAATTCATTTATCTCAACTCGAGTTAAATCTGCACCTTCATAAACCTGTTCTTCATCAAATATGTTTACTATAGATTCTTTAATTAGTTCTACCGACTGGTTGGACTCGTCAAGGTCTTGTATCTTCTCGACATGTTCAACTGTTGGGACACTAAGTGTTAAACCCACTTTATCAGTAATCATGACTTCTTTTGATTCGGGAACTTCACCATCTACTTGTATCTTGTCGAGATGTAGGACATAATCCTCTGTCTCTGAACATTCAGGATTTCCACAAGGGAACATTAATTTTGATGTTTCCCCTACTGAAACTTTCCTAACTTGAATGAATAACCATTCTAAGTCCGTAGTTGGTAAGTTCTCAATAACAACTTTGTCATTGGTCACTGCTTGCAATAATTTTTTAACGGATTGCATAGTCCGTTTTGCATCTTCACCTTCCTTAGCTTGAACTAAGATATTCTGTTCTTTAACTAGAAATGGTCTGTATTCTATTGTTTGACCACTTACAGGAAGAACTGTCGTATATGTCGGTGTTGCCTGTATAGGTAATGCCATTATATTTTCCTCACTTTTTTAATTATTAACCATCTCCACCAATTCCAAGACCACGGATTGTTCGTCCTATGTTCCCAGCACGGGTAATTTGGGTATCTGCAGAACTTAACTTAGTTAAGTATTCTCCAGCCTTTGGACTAAACCTTGAAGCAACTTTGAGAGTATCAAGTGTTGCATCTAATAGTCCACGTCCTGTATTTATACCACTAGAACTACTTGCATCGTTAGTCATTGGTTCTATAACTCGTGGTTCGTCTGTATTTTCAGGATACGAGATAACAAAATCTGAATATGCCATATCTACTGAAAATTTTAATAGGGGTTCTTGACTGTCTGCATCTAATGACATTTCATTATAACTCAAAGGATATGCATTAAAGAATTCATATCTCATAGCAGGAGAACCACTTACTCTTAGTTGTTCTATCATCATTCCCCCAGCATATTCGTTATAATATCTCATGACTGGTTGACGTAGTGTTCCTCGGTTTTGTCCTGCTCTATTGTCTGCAGCGAAAGAAGCCTCTTTTGCAGACTGAATTGGTGTTCCTTCATATATCTTTTGTTGCCATTGTTCAAAAATGATTCTATCTAAGAAACTACTGGTGCATATAAACTCTAAAGTAATAGAATCTCCATAGTCTATTGTTCCATCAGGGATTTCTCTACTACCCGACCAACCTGTATCTTCAGTGTTTGTTCCTAATGTTATTCCAGGCAAGGTTGCAGATGTGCATCTAAAATTATGACCTTCTGGCATTTTAATACCAGTAAATGGTATGTTAGTAATTGCTACATTGAATCTGTTAGCTCTTGCACCTTGGTCAAAGTGTGATAGTAATTGATTTATTTCTGTCATGTAAATTTCCTTCTACTTTCTGAATACACTGTATTGGCATTCACTGTAAATTTTTGCATCGGCAACATTGCAACCAGTTCCCAATATTGAGAGGGGACTAAACTGAATTGACTTCTGATTTGACTGTAGAGATACTCCTTTAAACAAGGTCTAAAGTATTTCAATCGAGATACAGATTTCAACAAATCGTAAGTCATTCTAAACCTCGTAGATTCGTCCATGTTTGTGTTGTTTAAATACTCAAACATTTCGTTTAATAGAATCATTCTATAACGAGGTGCAATGTAATGTAAGTTAAGACCTATGAACCCTGTTGCATATTTTCTAATAGGAACCACTAAGGGAAACTTATCAAAATATGGTAGAGTGTCCTTATGTAATGCATCATAATAATACATATACATTTTACCTAACTCTAAAGTGGTGACTACTTCACCTTCTCTTAGTGCTTGGTCTTGTCTAATTCTAATGTCTCTTACATTATTTCTAAACCAATCAAGACTGTCTAGACTTCTCCTTTGCAATTCTGCTGGAGATTCATTATCAAGTTTTTCAAATAGACTAGTCATTGTCTATTATTTATGTTTTTAGAAAGTTTTTATCACTTTAAATTTGTCACATTCCCATATCTTTTCTTCATAGGGTATGTTGAAGATATGTTTGAAATCTTCAAGTAGAAATATCTCGTTATTTTTCATATGAATATTCAAACATTCTGTATTATCCATAGAGAAAGCTTCTTCAATCTTGTTAGTTTCTGCAACACCAAATAGTCTAGGTTTTTTGAAGTTAAAGATTTCAGATTGAATACGTTGTGCTGTCTTATAATAGTTTGGTCTATCTTCATCTACATGCCATTCTAAGAGAGGTTCTTCTGTGAAACCACCCTTTAGTGAACCATGTTCAGGCATGCCTCTAATATCAATCCATTGAGGTCTATCAACTTTGAACTTATCTTTCCATGTTTCATAATCAATTATCTCATGTTCGGGAAACAGTTCTGTCTCTCCACAATCCCATAAGAAAATCTCTTGTTCTCTCATATCACCTAAGACCATTGCATATTGTCTAATAGAGCCTGGGTGAAAGAAGATATCTTCAGTGCCTCTTACCACACCTTGGGGACAAGAATACCAACCTTCTTCTTTCCAAGTGTCTACAAGATATCTACATTTACTTGCATGAAAGAACGCATTGTCTCCACTAGACTCTAATCTTTTCATGTTCTTTTCATTAGTATCAACTTTCCATGGTTCTAAGTCTGCATAATTACACATACCCCTTCCGTATTGATACATATTATTAACTATACTCTTCCAATGTTTTTCAGGTAAATCTAATACATCTCCAAACGTCATTAGTTTGGGTTTAGATTTCAATCTGATTTCATTGAATATGGTTTCAATCTTATCGTAATCACTTTGTTTTTCTAACATTATTAGTGGGGTCATTGTGTATTTCTCCTAATTATTTCTTCAACTCGTTTCAAGTCTTCAAGTGTGTCTACCGAGTATCCCTCGTCTTCAACTTTTATCATTCTAACTTTATATCCATTCTCTGTAAATCTAAACATTTCTACCGATTCACTTTTCTCTAAATCCCCAATTGGGAGTGTGGGAAAGATTTCTAAGAACTCTCTGTTAAATGCATAGAGACCTAATTGTTGTTTAACAATTGTCTCTTCCTTTTGCACGTATGGTATACTTAGTCGTGAATAATATAGTGCATTATCATATGTGTCCGTCACTACTTTGACTACATTGTTATCATGTCGTTTTTCAGAATAGAAATTAAGTTCAACATATGCATTAGATACACTACCTAGTGTATGAGACTCTACTAATTTGTCAATAGCTTCAGGGTTAATCAGGGGTTCATCTCCTTGTATATTAACAAAGACATCTCCTTCGATATCTTTAATTGCCTTTGCACACCTATCTGTTCCAGTAAAACAATCACCATTAACAATCAAACACTTCATGCGCATGGATAAACAGAAGTCATAAATATCACTATTATCAGTTAACACTATAACACTAGCAAGTGATTTTGTCTGCATACACTGATTGTATACTCGTTGAATCATGGGAATTCCTGAAATCATGGCCAGTGGTTTCCCTTCAAACCTACTTGAATGATATCTTGCTGGAATTAATCCAACAACTTTAGTAGGTCTATCGGACTTTCTATACTCATCTTGCATACCACACCTCCTTCAACATCACCATAACCATAACTTGCATGGACAAAATCTATCCCAGCTCTCTCAGCTGCTTGTCTATCAACGTCCATATCACCAACATAAAGTGTATCACTTGGGTCAACATTGCAGAATGCACAAGTGTAAAGTAGTTGGTCAGGTGAAGGTTTACCTCTCAGTCCTTGTTTGGGAGAACAGACATAATCAAACTTTGCAATTTTCTCTAGTATTTTGTTTGTTCTATCCATATCTTTAGAGGTGCAGATTGCAATCTTACGTCCTTTTATAACTGTAAGTGCAACAAGTAGTTCATGGACACCTTCAAATATCTTAATTTGGTCTAATAGTTCAGTAGAGGAAGTGTCGTATGTCTTTTTTATCGTAGAAGTGTATTCTATACCCAAATCTTCTATGATATCTTTAAAAGGACGACCAATTCTCTTCTCATATTCCTTAAATGGGACAACTATATCGTGTATTTGACAAGTTTTTTCCCACGACAGTCTCATATTTGATATAGAATCTATCAAAACCCCGTCTAAATCGAACATTATTAACTTTTTCATTTTACTAAGTGGTCTTCCGTCAATATTCTAAAACCATATTTCCTATCTTTGCAGTATTCACTTGCAGCCTTGAACTTTGCTTGGTTGACAACGTAGGTTGCAACCTCATTTAAGTATCTTTTAGTTCTTCTTATGGGTTCCTTTGGGGGTTTAAGTTGTTTCTTTGGTTTAACTTCTATGATTTCTCGTATAGATTGACCTTTTGCATTTACATACTTTATATAGAAGTCGGGAAAGTATCTATGAACCTTCTTATCTACAGGAGAACGATAAGGAATGATTATTTCTTCACTTCCCCACTCAATAATACTAGGATTATTGTCACAATAGACCATAAATCGTCTTTCCCATAAGGAACGATAGATAATCTTTGTTGGGTCGCCTCTATATTTTTTATAGTTCTTTGGTTTAAACTTACCACTATAACTTTTTCTAGACATAAATAACACTAGTAATCATAATTTTAAGTATTTAGGTTAAAAAAATCAATGCCATCTATCAACAAACTATTAGACAAAGTAAATCAAGCAACCAGTGCAGTTAAATCTCTAAAGGGGATTAAATCTAAACTTGAAGGAAAATCATATACAGGGTCATACGACAAAGATATGCTTGCCTCAGAAAAGGCAAAGGCAGAAAAATTATTAGATGACAGACGTGCTTCATTACAATCAAATTTAGATGCATCTAATAAAGCCAGACAATCTGCAAGAAGTGTTCCTCTAACCAAGACTAGAGATTTACAATATCCTCTTGAAAGTCTAGACTCATATGTTGTCTTTACAACTAGACCAAGAAAAAAACGAGAAGGGTCAAAAAGTAATGAAGGTAATAATAAAAATTTATTGTCAAGTGAGAATGTTTCAATCGCATTATATGCACCCGAAAGTATAGACCAAGATGTAGACGTTAGTTGGACAACAATGGAAATTGGTGCAAACAAAAGAAATCTAATCAATACCTTTAAAGGTGAAACAGGTTTTGGTCAAGCATTAGAAGAATTAATTCAAAGTGGATTATCTAAACTAGCTAATACTGCAACTGGTGGAATATCAAATTTCATTGGAGGTAAAGCAACAAACCCTATGGAAGAACAAGTGTTTGAAGGTGTTGACTTTAGAGACCATTCTTTTGATTATGAGTTCTATCCTAAAAGTAAAGACGAAGCTATAATGGTAGAAGATATATGTTGGTCATTTAAAACTGCAATGTTGCCAGACACTTATGGTGCAGCTGAGGCAGACGGAGCTGCAGAATCTTATTTCAATTATCCTAACATTTTTGATATTACTTATGAAGGACTCATTCAAAAGAGATTTGAGGATTTTTTACCTTGTGTATTGACAAGTGTAAGTGTTAATCATTCAACAAAAATGTTTGAAGATGGATATCCTGTTGCAACTGAATTGTCTTTATCATTTACAGAAATCAAACTCCTTACACAGGAAAACTATCAGACTATATCTAAGTCTACGAGAAGTGAAGGACATGACCTTGGTGGGGGTAGTGCCTCATTACTAGACCAACAAACAGGTGGATAATAATGGCAACTAAATTTTTTAAGAACTTTCCCGATATACAATACACTTTAGATAGTGGACGGGTTATTAATATTAAAGACTTCTTTAGAAAGTCTAAAGTAGACCAATCAGCAGTTAATAGTATAATAGAATATGAATACTTTGAACTACAGGAGGGAGATAGACCTGATGTAGTTGCAACTAATCTTTATGGTGATTCAGATTTACATTGGACGTTCTTTCTAGTTAATGATTGGAATAACTACTATGAGTGGTGGAAAGACAATAGAAGTTTTGACAATTACATTAAGAAAAACTATGGTGGTAGGTATCTAACTGCACATCAGAAATCAGATATCGTAAGTGCAACAGGTAAATTTCTTTTGGGAGAATCCGTATCTTGTTTAAGAGATAGTGTCCGTCATGAAGGAACAATAACAAGTGTAGAACCTCAGTGGTCAAGAATAGGAATAGAGAGTGGTGACTTCAGACAAGATGATGTTATCACGGGTAATATCAGTGGTCATAGTATGACCATTAAAAATTCTATTAATCAAACAGACGGAACTGCATACTATTATGATGTAAATGGAAACAAGTCAAATACCTTTGTCAATGGTATGTATGAAAAAACAATTTATGATAGTGAATGGGAAAAGAATGAAAAGAATAGAAGTATCAAAATTATTAAACCACAATATATCAGAAGGGTAGTATCAGAGTTCGGTAAAGTAATGTCATCATGAGCAACTTAAAAGCAGGTGAGTTTTCAGTTGAGGCACTGGCGATTGTAAACCAAGAGGGTGATTCAATTGACGTGACTCAATTAACATTGGGAGTAGAACTCTTCGAGTCTATCTACAATAAATTCTGCACGGGTAATATATCTCTTTTAGACGGACTTAATCTTTTAACAAACTTCCGATTCACTGGTCAAGAATTCATTCGTATCTCAATCAAACAGAAAGAAGGTCTTAATCAAGAACCCGAAAAGAAGTTCACCATTGATAAGACTTTTAGAATATACAAAGCAAGTAATGTCAAAAGAGGAAGAGAGGGAACTCAAGTATACCAATTAAATTTTTGTGACCCAAGAATGTTCTATGTAAGAAGAAAGAGAATGAGTAAGGTTATGAGAGGTTCTTATGACAGAATGTTGCAGAATGCATTGATAGAAGAAGCTAACCTTAAACCTTCAGAGTTCGATTGGTTTGAGGAAACAGAACCTAAGAATCTACAATTCATATGTCCTAATTGGACAGTTGGAAGTTTTATTGACTACATTGTTGCAGAATCTAATATAGGTGAAAATGCAGAATGGAAAAATGGTATGTTCTTCTTCCAAACATTAAATGGTGGTTTTAGATTTAGTTCTATTGACACTATGTTTAGTAGAGAATTTCCAATAGAGTTTTCATACAAACCAAGAACTGGTGATTTAGAAACTGAAAGTATTGATTTAAATGCAGCTGGTGGTTTAAACTCTATGATTACATCGTATTACAAACCACAACAGTTTGATACACTTAGAGGAACAGTTGGAGGTGCATATGCATCTCTACAAAAAACATACGACCCAGTTAGGAAACAAGAATTAGATTTTGTGTATGACTTAGACGAAACAATGAAACGTGGTAAACACCTATCAGGATTTCCTTTAATTCGAACTGGTGATTATGAGAAATCACTTACAACAGAGAACATGATTGAGAGAACTAAGTCTCCTTCTGTGACAGAGGTTGATATTGATTTACCACCAAATAAAGAATTTGATAGTCTTGTCATTTATGATAACACTACAACACACCAATTCGATAATGAAACAACTGTTAGTTCACCTGAATCATTCTCAGGTTTAAAATATGTTGATAATGCAAAATTAGAAAGACGTGCATTACTTGAGATATTACAACAACATAAAATTATTGTCACTATACCAATGAGAACAGACTTAACTGTAGGGAACGTAATTAAACTTTTAATTCCTCAACCCGAATCAGGTGTTGGTAAAAATGATGAAGTGAATGACAACAGATATCTAATTACTGATTTATCTCTTATACTAGATATAGCAGGTAAAGAGGGTGAAATGAATTTAGAATGTGTTAAAGAAAGTTTTGCAAAAGAGATAACAGAAGCAAAACCATTACAAGAAGTTGAACCTTCGAGAGAAATATAATGAGACAGTTTTTTGGAATAGTAGAAGACCGACATGACCCTCTAATGATTGGACGTGTTCGTGTTCGTATACATGGAATTCATACAGATAATAAATTAAATATTGCAACACCCGACTTACCATGGGCTCAAGTTCTATTACCAACAACTTCTGCTGGTCTTTCAGGAATTGGAAGTCAACATGGATTAGTTGAAGGTGCAACAGTCTTCGGATTTTTTAGAGACGGGGATACATGTCAAGACCCAGTTGTCTTAGGTGTATCTACAGGTGTTCCACAATCAGGATATAGAGTTGATGCATTAGGTAATCAACAAACAAGAACTGTAGATAAAGGATTCAATGACCCACGTAGATTAACACTAGCAGACTATGACGGAACACCTGATGTTGCAAATCCTGAACAGGATTCTCGTAGACCACATGGTTTAACAAGTGCAATTGATTCACAACCAAAGTCACCAAAAGAAATAACAATCAATTATGATGCAACGGGTTCAACAATTACAGAGGTTGAAGCAACAGAGGATATGCTACCATGGTATCCATTATACACTGAAGAATCAGATGTGTCAAGTATTGCACGTGGTGATTCTGTATTAGATAAGAAGATTGAAATAGAAGGACACACTTTCCCCGACTCAGTTGCAGAACCAGTATACCCATATAACAAAGTGTATCAATCAGAGTCAGGTCATGTTATTGAAGTGGACGATACACTTGGTAAAGAAAGACTTTCAACTTATCATAGGTCAGGAACGTTTCAGGAAGTTCACCCTGATGGAAGTGTAGTGCAACGAATCGTAAATGATAATTATCAGATAGTTGCAAAGGACGACAAGATTTATATAGCTGGTAATGCAGACTTAACAGTAGAGAAAGGAAACGTGACAATCAATGTTAACACTGGTAATGTAGATATGAAAGTGTTAAAGGGTAATGTCACTTCAGAGATTACAGAGGGAAATCTAAAAGCAGATATCCTCAAAGGAACAACAGACGTATTATCAGAAGGTAAGATTACAATCACTGGTAATAACACAACAGAAATTATATCAGACACAACAATTACTGGAACACTAACAGTGTCAGACGCAACCACTTTACAATCGACATTAGATGTCAGTGGTAAACAGACAAATTCAAGTAGTATTACTGCAAGTGGAGAAGTCAAAGGTAAGGGTGTCAAACTTTCAACTCATAAACATACAATTGCTTCAGGTTCTTCTGCTGGAAAGACAAAGAAACCTGATTAGTTTGTATAAATAGATATATGGTAGATTTAGTAAATAACGGAAAAACAGTTGCAACGAAGGATATCTATTCCGATTTAGATATCTTCTTTCGTAAACACCCTATTACAGGTGACGTTGTAAGAAAAACCGATACAGATGCAATCAAAAGGTCAGTTAGGAATATTGTCTTAACTAATAAATTTGAAAGACCTTTTAAACCAAACTTTGGTGGTTCAATCAGAAACTTATTATTCGAATTGAATACTGATAGACAAATAAACAGAATGAAAATAACACTTGCAAAAGAAATAGAGGTCTTAGAACCTCGTGTCAACAATGTTCAAGTTGCATTATCAAATCAAGATAATAACAAACTAGACATGACTATCTTTTACAACATAACTAATGGTTCTCCTAATCAAGAGATAGAAATAAACGTTTCAAGGACACGATAATGGCAGTAAACAGTTCACAATTAAACATTACAGATTTAGATTTTGAGAATATTGCAGATAATCTTAAGAATTATCTCAAAGGACAAGAACAATTTAAAGATTACAACTTTGAAGGTTCAAGTATGTCAGTTCTTATTGACCTACTTGCATATTCATCACACATTGGTGCAATCAACACCAACATTGCAGCCTCAGAACTCTTTTTAGATTCTGCTCAAATCAGAAAGAACGTTGTATCACGTGCAAAGGATTTAGGATTCGTTCCTTCTTCTGAGTCATGTTCAACTGCAATAGTAAACCTTGAAATGAAACAAGTGAGAAATGCAGACGGAACTTCCCCGACAACTACTGAGATGCAATTACTCAGAGGAACAACCTTTGTGACAGTGTATGACGGAAGTTCATATAACTTTGTAGTCACAACAACAAAAAGACCAACACAAAACGGAACGTCATATAATTACAATGACGTAAGTATTGTTCAAGGAACTTATGCAACTGATTCATTTATTTTTGATAATCAACTTGCAAACCCTAAATTCGTTTTATCAAATGAAAGAGTAGACAAAGGTAAGATGATTGTTTCAGTCACCAGTGGTGGTGCAACAGAAACATACACACTTTCTACAGGTATTTCAAACATTACTACAACCTCTACTGTATATTATGCACAAGAGAATGAAGAAGGTTATATTGAAATATACTTTGGTGACGGAACATTAGGTAAGTCATTATTAGACGGAGACGTTATAGATGTGACTTATATTATAGTTGACCAAGACCATGCAAATGGTGCTAGTCAATTTGCACTTAACGGAGTTGTAAACGGATTCACAAACCATGCAGTGACTAACGTTTCACCAGCAAGTGGTGGTGCAGAAAAAGAAAGTATAGAATCAATTAAGTTTAAAGCAACAAAATTCTATACATCACAAAACAGATTAGTCACATTAAACGACTATAAAGCAAAGGTGCAAGAGTATTATCCAAATGCAGACGCCGTTGCAGTATGGGGTGGAGAAGATAATGACCCACCCGAATATGGTAAAGTGTTCGTTGCACTTAAACCACAAAATTCAGATTATCTATCAGATACAGAAAAGTCATTGGTCACAAAAAAGTTAAACGATTTAAATATGTTAACTGTTAGACCTAAGATAATTGATGCAGAGATTGTTAAGATTTTAATTTCATGTGTATTCAAATACAATGAGAATGCAACGGACTTATCAATAGGTGAGTTGGAAGCAATCGTAAACACTGCAATTCAAAAGTTTGATACAGATAATCTACAAAACTTCGATTCCATTTTTAGACATTCTAATCTACTTAAATCAGTAGACGAATCTAACACTGCAGTTCTATCTAATACATGTAATATTAGATTAAGAAAAAATAATGCAATTAAAGTAGGAGAGACAAAAGGATACAATGTTCTTTTTGGTAATCAACTTTATAATCCACATACTGGTCACAACATGGACTCGGGTGGAATTACAACAACAACAGGTTTTTATGTCCAAGGTGACTCAGTCAATATCAATTATTTTGATGATGACGGAAAAGGTAATTTAAGAAGATATTACCTATCAGGGTCAACTAGACTTTATCAGGATAGTGCAGCTGGAATAGTTGACTATTCTACAGGAAAGATTACAATCAATGCCATTAATATTACCTTAACAGTTAATACTAATTCATCGATTGACTTCACAGTTATCCCTTCGGGAAATGATGTCGTTGCAACTAGAGGTAATCTAGTAGACATTTCTTCTGAAGATATTAAGGTGACAGGTGAAGTAGACACCATTAGTAGTGGTGAAAGCAGTGCTGGTGTAGGGTATACTTCTACCTCAACCAGTTCATATTAATAACACATGAAACAAGTGGTCGGGAGTCCCCCGAGTAGTTTCCCATTTAATTGGATTATAGGAGGAAAATTAAAATGGCAGATAAGAAGATAAGCGCATTAACACAGGTATCTGATACAGATATAGGTGCTGATGATTTACTACACATAGTAGATAACCCAGGCGGAACACCCGTCAACAAAAAAATGACCATAGGTCAGTTATTCGAAAATATCCCAACTCATTTAGCAGTTGACGATATAACAGCTTTAACTGCAACTGCGTCTAACCTTGCATCATCTTTTGCAAGTGAAATCACACTGACTGGTTCTTCAGCAGTTGAGTTTACTTTAGATGACGGAACAGACGTTGGTCAGATTAAAGTAATCTACAAGACAGATAGTTCTTCTGCAAATGCAGAAGTCACTGTTTCATCTTGGGGTTATTCAACAGATACAACAGACCAAATCATTCTTAATGGACAAGGTGATGCAGTTATTTGTATTTGGAATGGTTCAAATTGGTTCCCAATTTCAAACCTAGGTGCAACTCTAAGTTAAGACTATGTCAAACTCTGATTTTAAAATAGAAAAACTAAGTGATAGACTAGTAGGTCTTTTACCTGATTACATTCAGGAAGAAGCTCCAGTTTTTGAACTATTCTTAAAATCATACTTCGAGTATCTAGAAAGTGAGATTATAACACTTTCTTCAGAGAGTGAATTAGACGGAATCATGATGGAAGACAGTTTGGGGTCTATTTTAGCAGAACCCCAAACTGTTCGACCATCTCCTGATGCAGAGTCATCAAAATTAATTTATGAATCAAGTGGTGCAAACCCAACTGCAACTGCAGACCCTTGGAAGGTCGGTGAGTATGTTGTGGGTTCACAATCAAAATCAGTTGCAAAAATAACTTCCTTGAATGGATTACAGGTATATGTCAATACCATACACGGAAGAGGTTTCTCAACAGGGGAAACAATTACAGGTAGAGAATCAAAACAGACTGGTGTAGTTGGTGATTATAAAGAAAATACTATCATTGCAAACAACAAGATTTTAGACTACTCAGATATAGACAGAACGTCTGAAGATTTTTTACAACACTTCCAAACAGATTTCTTACCTTCGTTAGACCTTAAACAAACACAAAACAAAAGGTTAACAATAAAAGGTATATCAGATTTATACAAAGAAAAGGGAACTGCAGAATCATTAAAATTCTTAATGAGGATTCTCTACAACGAAGATGCAGAAATTAGATATCCCGATAACGAAACAATTTACACATCAGAATCAGATTACTCTCAAAAAAGAAGAGTGAATATTGAAATGAGTGACTTGAGAGTTGCACCAAGTTCAACAGACAAGATAACTCAATATACTGCTACAAATAGAATACAAGCAGAGTCAATTGTAGAAAATGTATTCCCAATCAATACAGAAACAGGGGAATACTCTTTAGAGATTACTGATAACCATCAAGGAACTTTCTTAAGAGACCAACAGGTCACATTAGTAGATAGAGATGGTGTCACAACAACAACAGGGGTATTAAAAGGTATCGTTTCAGATATCGGTAGTGATTCCTCTTCTACTTATATTCAACATGACGATGACGGAGACATATTATTTGAGTCAGGTCTACCAGCAGAATTTTCTAGTGCATCACTAATCGCAAGTGGTGGAGTGTATGACGGAAGTCAATCAAATATAGAATCTAGTCATGGTGGTGGTATATTATTAGAACAATCAAATGTAGGTTCTCTATATTCTTTAAATGATTCAATAGAATTTTCAGGTGGAAAACTCAATCCTAATGCAACCATTTCTAAAACAGTTATCAATGGTCTTTTAGAAGGACAAGTTGATGAGATATTTATTGAAGATGGTGGAACAGGATATAAAGGTGGAGACCTAGTAGTATTTGAATCCACTAACAGAGGAAGTGGTGCAGAAGCTATGATTGGTTCCGTTGGGGACGAAATCATATTAGAAGGTGCAACTGTTTGGGGTCAATATGAAATTACTGCAACAGCTGGACAAACACTATTCACAGGAAAGGATAATAATGGCAATTCAATTATTTTCAATGACGAATCTGTTGAAGTTTATATAGACGGAATTATCAAAACACATGTCACTGATTACGAACACAAGAACGATAGAGTTATATTTGTAGTTCCATTAAGTGGTGGTGAGTTGGTTGAAATCTACACGAAGAAAATGAGATTACTTAGTGAAGACGAACAACCAGTTCAATTAGAAACTACTAACTCTATGGTAAGAAGTGTCTTTGTTAAGTCAGGTGGTGTTGGTTATACAGAAGTTCCTAAAGTATTTGCTGGTGGTTATCTTTACTTTAAAGAAACGACAGGTTTCATAGAAGGTGAAGTTGTCACTGGAACAAATTCAAGTGCAACGGGAACTGTTTTAAAAGTTGAAGAAGAAAATAAACGACTGGTTATAAAAAGATTACCAAGTGATACGGGTGCATTCCAAAATGGTGAAGAAATCACTGGTGGAACTTCTTTAACAGTAAGACTGAACACACAATCAACAGTGTCTAGTGGTGAAGGT